ACTCCATACCATACGACACGACGATGGAACTTTGGAACAACAAATGATATGAACATGTCGAGAGGTAGATATATTCCCCCACCTCCACGCCATTCCCTTGACACAAGGAAAAACCGAGTGTAACACTAGTTCCGTGAGTGGTACATGGTCGGTTGGTGATAAGTTCTGGAAGAGGGTAGATGATTACCCGCCCATCTTGTGTAGGCTGATGGCCAAGCATCGCCCCGGACCGGCCATGACAACGGGTGAGATCGCAAAGAGGTCGGGCTTTTCAGAGTATGAGGTGCTGGCTCTTTCGGAGATGGTGACATGGGAAGGCGTAAACCTTGTAACATTCAGGCGTTTCACTACTGCTTGCGGGGTGGATTTTCTTGATTCAGTTTGCATGAAGTATGTTAGGGACTACCTCCGTAAGCGGCCAATACGGTTCAAGTACCTGAAGACTGCGCCAGAATGGGAGGGCTACTACATCCCCCTGATTCAGCGATGGAGGGAAAACTATGCTGTTAAACGAGGAATGCCAAAAGAAAATTGATCGCAGATGTTCAGAGAGTAAGGCCATCGCTACCCACGAGAAGGCGATAGGCGTTATCAATGAGAAGATGGAGAGGTTGTTGGCCAGCCTTGTGCAAAAGAAAATGGCAATCGAGGAGATACGAGAGGCGATAGTGAGGGCCGTGACCGATGAGGCTACGTTTGAAATGAGAAAGGCTTTTATCAACAAGGTAAGGGCAGATAAGGAAGTTGAATTATTTAACCATGAAAGCTAATGATGCATTAAACGAGATGATCTATTGGATGGAGGCTATAGGTAAGTCCCCCCGCACAATGGATAACACTTGGAGAGAGGTCGATATGTTCCTTGAAATTTCAGGTGTAAGGAATAAAAGCGTTAAGAACATAGATGAGTTTAAGCTTAACGACTACATCAACAAACCGAAGAGGGACTACAGGATGGGGACAGCTCCAGCCAAGAAGACCGTAAAGGACAAGCGCAAGTGGAAGAAGGACAGCGACACCTGCACCTCCGTAGGGACACGCCGCTATAAGCTGACGGCAATCAAGACCTTCCTCAACTACTGCGTGGCAAAAGGGTGGATGAAGACCAACCCCGCACTCATGGTGAGGGTCAACATAAGGAATGTCCGCCACAGCAAGAGGGAGCCGAGGAAGAAGGAAGCGTTCACGCCGGAGGAAATCAGATACATGGTGGCAAACACCGAGGGATTCTGGAGGGCGGCTATCCTTATAGGCTTGGAAACAGGGCTTCGCATGGGGGACATTGTTCAACTGGAATGGGACTGCTTCACCGCTGACACCGTTACTGTGTGGACTGACAAAAAGGACAAGAGGGTGAACCTACAGATGAGCGACCGACTTCGCAAGACCATAGCCTTCCTCCCGTGTGACGATGAACTTTACCTGTTCCCAGAGGAGAGGCTGGATTACTTGTCGGAAGACGAGGGGGGTCGGGCCAAGAGGACTTGGTTTCCCGTCACCTTTAGGAGGATGCTCCTGAGCTTTGGCATAGAGGGTAAGAGTTTCCACTCCTTGAGGGTGACTCATGCCAGCAGGCGCAACCAGAAGGGTGAAGATGTTGAGGTGATAGCAAAGGACTTGACTCACTCCAGCTCAAGGACAACGAAGAAACACTACATTACTTGAGCAGGAAAGATGCATACAGCAAGGGTGAGCGCAAGGTGATTCATCTGGCACTGGAGGAGGCAAAGGGTGATGTCGCTCAAGCCTCCCTGCTGGCGAACGTCCCAAAGCGCAAGCTGTATGCACTCATAAGAAACGACAAAGAGTTTAACGCAAGGTGGAGCAAAGACCCTGTTGAGCCACCCACTAGGAACGAGGTGGTACACAGACCTGACCCATCTGTTCGGTTTGCTGAGAGACTGAAGGATGAGGAAAGGGCGTTATCGCATGGCTTGGAGGCAGTAGGTATTGTTGGCAAGGCAAAGGAGGAAGCAATAGCTGCCGCCGCCTTCAGCAGTATCCACCTCCAGGCCATGCGTCAAATGACAGCGGGTGGAATACTCAAGGACTTCACACAGCTTGGGGTTCTGATGGAGGAAATAAAGGGGGAACTATCTGAGGGTCAGGAAGAGGAGAGGGAGAAAACCCTGTATGAAGCGTTGTTCAATGCCGTCAGGTACAGGAACGAAATCAACAGGGACATTCTGAGGGGCGCACTCATTGACGCACAGATAAAATCAAAGCAAGATGAGAAAGGTAGGCCGCAAGGCAAGCCGGGGTTCACCCCCATGAACAACATCATCGTGCAAACAGATGCCACGAAAGTAGAGGTGAGGGATGTGCAAGCAGATGCCACGAAAGGTAAAGGATGCCGGTAAGGGAGCCTCTAACTGATGAGGAGGTGGAGGCGGCTGGTGCATACGATGTATATGCAGAGCCGGAGCAAACCGAATGGTGTCCTGACCTCAACAGTACCCAGCAAAAAATCTTCGATGACTCCACTAGGTTCATCCTTGGGTATGGAGAGAAGGGGTCTGGGAAAACCATCGGCTTCGCCCACAAGCTAGTCCGCCACCTATACGAGGAGGAGAATGCGCTGGTCCTCATCATTGCCCCAAGCATACGGACAGGATCGGAGGGCATCTGGCATGATCTGGACACATTGGTACTCCCGCAATGGGAGGAGGGCATCGGCCTTGAGTACACTACCGCCAAGCTGGACCCAAACACCAAGGACAGGCATCGCTGGATAAGGAACAGGTTCGGTGGGTGGGGGAAGGCATTGCTTGTGTCCATTCCTTATGCCGCTGCGGTGCAAGCCAGAATCAAGGGGCCAGCACCCAGCCATGTCTATGTGGATGAGCTTACCCAGTGTGATGGTGTGGAATATTTCCGCTACCCGGCGGCGCAGCTAGGCAGGAGGCGGGGGATCAAGGGGCCGCAACAGTTCTGTGCAAGCTGCAACCCCGAAGGGCCTAGCCACTGGGTCTATAGGCAGTTCTTCGAGGACATCGTAGATGACAAGGGCAAGAGGGATAAGAGGTATAAAATCTATCATGTCCCCATTAACGAGAACACCAAGCGGTTGCCTGAAGGGTATGTTGATAACCTTAAGTCCATACTAAAAGCTGATCCCGTCGAGTGGCAGCGGCTTATTGAGGGGGAGTGGGTGGATCGGCCCAGTGGTGAGGCCCTGTTCAGGGATTACTACGCACCAGAGCTTCACAAGAAGGGAGACGAAGGCAAGGGGAGCGGCCTCATGCCCAAGAAGGGACACCCTATTATCGTGGGCTATGACTTGGGTCAGGTGTATTCAGCCGTGACCTTTCTTCAGATGATCCCGACCAAGCGCGGCAACCTGTGGACAGTCTTCGATGAGGTGGATTATCTGGGGGAGAGACACCTCTACAAGCGGCTGTGCCAGCAGATCATGGGGCGCATGGACTACTGGAATGAGAGAATGGGAACTGACTTTCGCTATGAACACATCACCGACTCCAGCGCCATCAACCAGTGGCATCCGGGTGGGGAGGGGAGCTATGATAGCTGGGACTTCGAGAGGTACAGCGGCGGCAAGATCAGGATGATTGGATGTCCCAAGGGGCATGGGTCAGTCGAGGCTAGGGTTAGGCTGCTGTCCGGCAAGCTGTTTCAGGATGAGTTCTATGTCAGCGCACAATGCCCCAATACTATGGATATGCTGCTGAAGCTGGAGGCCGACAAGAAAGACCCGACCAAGCCAAAGCGGAGCCGCTATATCCACAAGTTTGACAGCATAACCTACCCCATATTCAAGCTGGAGCTGAACGGGCAGGCTCATGCTCCCAGCGTCAGGGAAATCAGGGCCAATCTAATTCATTGCGGAATAACTTGAATGTCACACTAAAAAAGGGTATTACTTCTCACATGGCGAACCTAAACGACAAAGTGGTTCTTGATTTAACCGACGATCCCGAGCTGGCCAGCTACGTTGCGAGCAAGTCTCCCGGCGAGGAATGCTCCATGACAGTTACCGCTACACTTGATGAACAGACTGACGATCAGGCCGTGTTCTCTGTTAAGGAGGTTTCCGTGCGGCAGTATGGGGATGAGGAAGAGGGCGTCGATGAGCCGGTTCTGGCCGTCATGCTTGGAGACAGGAAGGGCAACAAGGCAAAGGCTGAATCCTATTGAGCAGCCCAAGTGTATTTCTGCTGGAGCAACTGCATGAGAGATCAGGGATTATGGGTGGGTGGAACAGGCGCAGGGTCAAGAGCTGTGCCAAGTTTCTCAATGTCACCGTGGAGGAATTGGCAGCTCGAAGCTGTATTCCGGTTGGAGTTTTAAGGAGATGGATAAAGAGAGACAGGGTTCCGGCATACGTTGCACTGTTGTTTTACCTACAGGAGCAAGCGGAGCTAGAGGCTAGATATGATTGATTTCGATATACTAAAGGAACACGGGACAACGAATGAAAGGTTGAGGGAAGTCTTGTCCGCCAAACTGCCTTCACAGGTGGTGCTGGCCAAGATGTCTAAGGCTAACGTCAAGGAACTGGAGAAGGACATAGAGAGGAGAGAGGAGTTTGAGAAACTGGTGGCCAGCCGGGTCACAGAGGCCATTACATTCTCGCTGCGGAACCACCACCTTTACAGTTCTGTTGACCTTGCATGGGACAGCAGCCCCTTGAACAGCAGGATAATCCCCTTGATAATGTACGCCCAGAAGAGGATCAGCGTGGGGGCCTGCGTCAAGGAACTGGATAAGCTGAAGATCACCGACAAGTATGTGAAGAGGGGGGCAGCCGGTAAGCCCGACGAGATAGACCTGCCCAAGTTCTTCGAGGTTAACATCAACCTGGTTCGCAGCTTCGTTACCCGCAGGCTGGCGGCGCAGGTCAACAAGTACAACAACCTTTACCCATTCTTTAAGTACGATCCGAGAAGTACAAGCACAGCCGGGAAACTGAGAGCTGATGCCCTGTCGCAGCGGGTCGAGATCATGTCGGATCAGTACGACTACAGACACTTTCAGACGCAGGTCATTAGGGATATGTTTCTCTACGGCCATAGCGTGGCATTTCCGCGAGCAGCTTGGGAAAGAGAAGTTCATTGGGAGAAAGCGAGTCCAGAACTTGACGACAATCGTGCCAAAACAAAGGTCACAAAGGAGGGGATATGTTGGATCAATCCTCATCCTAGTAGAGTCTTTTGGGACAACGCTTACCCTTTGACCTCTCTCAATTCTGATACTGGTTCGGAATATGTGGGGTTCTGGGATGTGGTCAGATACAGGGATGTAATGAACAACCCCCTGTATTTTAACCGTGATTCCGTTGGGTTCACCACAGCCACGGTTGGCCTCTTCACCCAGTACGCCACCTACTTCAACAACTACTACACGCAGATAACCCCGCCTCGAACAGAGGGCGACCTGACTAGCTGGAACGACCGCAAGAATAACTTGGGGATATATTCCGGGGAGATGGGCGACACCTCTGTATTTGTCACGGACTACTTCTGCAAGATTGTCCCAAATCAAATGGGCATAGGGGATTACCCCCACCCGGTATGGGTACACATGAGGATAGCGGGGGATTCCACTATTATCTTTGCGGAGTTCCTGCCTTCTAGTCCGGCGGCTGTCTTCGCTTACAACGAGAACGACACCAGACTAAGAAACATCAGCGTGGCCCATGAGTTGATGAGCTTCCAGGATCAGTTGACCAACCTGTTCTCGCAGCTACTGGAAACCACCAAGGCAGACCTGTTCAACGTGGGGGTGCTGAACACGGATATTTTCCCAGACACAGAGGAAGGGTTGAAGTTACGGGAGGATTTCCGCAAGACCATGAGCGGGGAGAACTACTATGCCACCACCCATGTACTAGAAGCATCGTTCCAGAAGTTGGCGAACCTTGGAATAGACACCAGCCCGGACAATGTGTTCAAAATTATTCGGAGCCAACCCAATTCGCAGATCACCAACATCTTCAGGTCGATAGCAGAGTTGATAGGTATATCCGAAAGGTTGATGGCCTTGAGTCCACAAGAGCAGGGGCAACCCGCGCCAAGAGAAACCAGTGCCACGGAAGTCCTGACTATCAACAACACCACTGAATCTGTTTACACTTTTATCAGTGAGGCAATAGATGAGGGTCGTGCGGCCATGAAGCGGGTGATCTATGAGTCCATCATCAGCATGGGCAGCAACTCGATCAAGCTCCCGGTAAAGGAAAGGTACACTCAAGCTGTTATAGAACAGGCCGGTTTCGAGATAGACCCGGAGGATTCGGACTCAACGGGAGAGGAAGGGGAGAAGAGATACACGGTGATCGGCAGCAAGCAGGCATTGTGTCACGACTACATCTTCAGCAGCCGGGACGGATCGGAGCGAGCATCCAACTTGCAGCAGGCACAGGCTTTGATTCAGGTGTTCCAGATCGTGAGTCAATCGCCGCTTATACTGGAGGCACTGGGCAAGGACAGGTACTTCGAGCTGGTCAACGAGATAGCCCGTAAGTCAGGGACAGACCTCAAGCTGGAGGTGACAGCGGGAGACGACAACAAACTGGCAGGGCCAAACCAAGAAACCGAACAGGTGATGCAATCAATGGCCAACGTCATCGAGAAGAACGCAATGGAAATTCAATCCATCAAGGAGGCGCTGGGAGGTGGGGAGGAACAGTCCCCTCAAAGCAGAACCATGCTGGAACGGCAAGCCGCTGAAGAACAGGCAGCGTCAGAGGCAATGGCAACTCAATTGCAGCAGCAGCAGCAACCACAACCTATGTAATTTATGGCAGCAGAAACAGCAGTAGCAGAAGAGGAGCAGGTACAAGAATCAACAGAAAAGGCGGAGTTCTTGGACGTTCTATACAATGACTTGGGCGTAGACATTGCGCCACCACCTGAAGAAGAGGGTAAGGAAGAAAGTAAGGAGGAACCCGAGCCGGAACCTGAAGCCCCCAAGGAGGCAGAACCGGAGGTAGCAGAAGAGCCTGAGCCGGAGCCGGAGCCGGAGCCGGAGCCGGAGCCAGAGGAGAAGCCGAAGAAACGATTCAGGGTGAAGCAGCCCGAGCTGTCCAGGGATGATGTCAGACAGGCTGTAAGGGAAGAACTGAGGGAACAGCCAGCACCCCTGCCGCCACCGCAAACACTGGATGAGGAGGAGGTGGAGGATGATCTCGAGGGTTACATCCCAGAGCAGCGGGAAGAGATTGAGCTGGCAAGGTATGCCGAGAGGGTTGACCCTAAGAGCTTTAAAGGAATGGAGAGGGAGCTGGTCAACGAGATAGCCCGTAAGTCAGGGACAGACCTCA